TAATGGATCAGCAACTGCATCTTGTGTTTTAGTTAATATAAATTGAGCTACATTTGTAGTACCATTTACAGCAGTTGTTTCATAATATTTGCCGCCATAAAATATTTCTCCAGCAGTAACATCTTTACCAGCATCACTAACAACACACCCACTAATAACATAAGGAGTTGTTAAGGAATACGAACCTATGCTTTGAGTTATAAAAGCCTTAATAATACCAGCTTTATCTTCATCTAAAGCATCTTGTAAAAACTTTAATGAATTTGCTGTAAACGGTTGTTTTCTAGTAACACTTATAATTTGATTTACACTTATTTTTTTCATTTATTTAATTTTAATATGTTTGAATATCGTATTGCATCCCTGCTAAATTATATTTATCAGCAAAGGTTCTTATAATTGCATTTGCACTTGATCCTAATGTTGTATAATCAGCTATTGGCACAAATATAGTATAATCATAAATACCACTTGCATAAGTAGCGGTTAAATCCATATAATCTTCTTGATAAAAGCTATCTAAAGGCATAACAGATGATTCTGTGCTATCTGTGTCCATTACAAATACATCTCCAACATCAATAAAATTATTAGTAATATAAATACCGCTAGTTATAAAAAATTTATTTAAAGCATATTCAAATAGCAATTTTTGAGCTGAATATTTTACACGTTCATCACTACCAATAAAAATATCGTTTACTTTAACCCATTTAGTTGTATCAAGGCAACTAATATTTAATGAATTACTTATACATTCGTAAATTGATTTATCTGCAAATAGAACTCTATCACCTATATAATATTGTGTGAAAAAACCATAATCTGGATAAACACTCCCCACTCTATAATCTTCAAATATTAAAGACCATAAATTTTGAACAGCAGCAGTTAACGTATTAATCCAAGCTATTTGCTTAGTAGTTCTTAGTACTGGTGGCGTAAGTTGTTCACCTACTATTTGATTATCATAATCGTATATTGCCATTACTGAGGAGTAAATGTTAATGTATCTGTAAATGTATTACTTGCGGTTGTTTCTTCAATAATATATCCAGCAGCTAATTGATATAATGGAATAAGTGTTGTATTTCCTTGTACCATGTAAGTTTTACTAGCAAAAGCCGTTGCATCAGCTCTAACAGCAACATCTTCTAAAACAACATCGTTAACACCTGTTACAGTTTGTATTGAATCAACAATAGCACTTAATTTAATTTTACCATCAAAAGGCAATGTAGCTAAATAAACATTAACTGCGCTAATAACAGACTCTGAAATAGTATTAGAATATTGACCATCGTAGTAAACATTTGCTTTTAAATACAATTTATCACTTACTAATGAAGTAGCTACATAATTAACACCTGCAAAACAAATATCATCTAAGTAACCATTTAAAGAAGATAATTCAGGACTAGATAAAGCAACAGGCGGATCTGATTTAGCAACTTTTACTAAAACAGTTCTTTGTGCCGTTCTATTTACAGCGGCTCTTGTAATTATTTGTTTAGTAGTATCTACCGTAGTGTAATTAACTGAAAAATCAGAACCTACTGATAATACTTGTGGAGTAGTAGCATCGTATTGAAATTTTAATACTTTATCTTGTAACCATGCAGAAGTTCCAACAGCGGCTTTTGAAATAGTTAATTCTAAAGCGGCTTTATAAATATCCCACAAAGTTTCTTGTAAAAACATTTGAGTTGCTACAATGTATTTCCATAGTTTGAAAATAGCGGTTGCACTAGGACTGTTTAATCCACTTAATCCAGTTTGAGCAGCTTGTTCTGCATCTAATAAAGCTACTATTGTTGCTATTGACCTTGCCATTATATTTGATTTGGTAAAACAATTTCACCAGTTATTACTGGCGCTAATGTTGCTGTTGTTGTATCTGTTGTTTTGTTATCGTTGCCTAAAGTAGCATAATCTTGGATATAAACTTGTACGTTTGGATGGTCGTAATTTTGTTCTTCATTACGTCTTAATAGTTTTCCAAATATGCCGTATTGCTTTGCGTGTACTGTTTGCCAAACATTATCTAATAACGTTAAAATAGTTGTATCTTCATCTAAATAAGATTCAAAACAAACATGTAAACGTACAGTCATATCGTATTCTTGACTAACTGCATATTTGCCTTTATCTCTAAATGTAGATGGTAAAAATTCAATAAATATTGCAGGATATAAAAATGGATTTTCTTCGTTTTCACGCTCCAATTGGTTATTCCACAAAGCAACATGTTTAATGCCAGTAATAGCAACTAAATCAGATTTTAAAGAATTGTATAAGGTTAGTTTAGACATTATTGCAAATATAATATTATTTATTAAATATTCTTTTTATAGTAACATCTAATTTAGATATTATTTTTCTATTTAAAACACCCGAATAACCTATAAATTGACGTTTAGGCATTTTAAAACCACGACCACGACCAGAACGCTCTCCATTATTGTGAACACTTGCATAAGGTACATCGGTTAAAATCTTTACTGATAATAAAGCAAAACGTTTAGTTCTAATTGAACGTCTTAATCTACCACTTTTAACTAATATAGCTCTATTACCCATTCGGCTTCTTTCAGTACGTTTACGAGGTTGCCACGCTTGCAAACTTTCATCAGTAAAACCTTGATTTCTAAAAGATGTTGTAAAATGATTTGCAGCTAAAACACCCATTGCATCAACTGCTTTTTCAAGTTGAGGTTTAAAGGCTTGTAAGTCCTTTAATATCTTTTTATGTTCCGCAAAAGTTGCCATTAGTTCATTGCTATAAAAAATAATTGACAATAATATAAACCGTCTTTATTCTTATTTAATAAAATATGTGTAAAAAAATGTATAGAATTAGTTAGTTGCTCGTTTACGTTACCTTTATTTATTAAGCTGTTAATCATTTTTTTTCTTATCTTGATAATATTTTTTTCTAGCATCTGACATTTTTTTTAATGTTTCAATAGAATGTTTTTTACCGTAATTATGATTTTTATCACCTAATTGATTTAAACTTTTATTGAGTTTAAATTCATCACTCATTTTTTTACCAATTTGCCAAGCACTCATTTTTAACTTGGTTTCTTCACTTCTTTTAGTTCCTGTTTGTGCTTTTATTTGTTTTAATTTAGCTTCTGAACTTTGTTTTTTACCTAAATTAATATTCCTTAAATGTTCTTTTAATTCATTACTTCTTATAGCTCCATTTGCACCCTCACCGCCATCTGTTAAATTAACCAAACTACCTTTGTTTAAATCTTTTCTACCATAAAAATTAATATAGTATTTTTCTTTTTCGGTTGCTTCATTCCAAGTTAAATTATTATGCGCTACATCTATTATGTAACCATATTTATTTACTGTATTTTGCCAATGTATATTTCTATTCTTTTTAGATTCACTTCTTTTAATAGAGCCAATACCAACGTAAAAAACTTCATTCTTTAATGGGTTAATATGAAAATATAAACATTTATTGTTCATTTTTTTGGTAAATTAAAATTATTAGCAGCTAAATTTTCGTCTTTTTTTTCTACTACAAAATACGGATGTTTTTCCGAAAAAACAATTTTATCTTTACCAGAGTTCATTCTAAATTCTGGTGGAATATCTTTTAAAATATTAATACCTTTCAAACTACTTTTGTTTTCATCGTCACTTTGTAAAACGGTGCAACGGCAATTCCAAGAATTTGGAGGATATGCATAATTCCAAAATTTATCATCAACTGGTCTTTTAATCCTATCTAACATTGCATGTTCAGGTCGCACCCTACCATCACCAACTGTTACATATTCCAACATTGGCAATAGTTCCTTATTACTCTCAATATCCATCCACATTGAAGCGGAACGACTTTGACTTATAGCAGCATTATATTCAGCTCTTAAATAATTTTCGTTATAATTTTTGAATATATCAGTTCCTGTTTTCTTATATTCACTAAATGGCTTAATCCTATCTTTGTCATAAATGGCATCAACCATTTCACGTACTTGATGGTATTGTTTAGCACCACTAAACACATAAACATTATTTCGTAAACTATTTAACATTGTATAATCTGGACTATTCCAAACAACATCAGTTAAACTCTTACCAAAGCCATTATAAACACCATTAGTTAGCTTTTCAGCTACCTTTTGATATGTAACTAAGTCTAAAGATTGCGGAGTGATTAAACCCGAATAAACACCAACAACAATACGTTCAATTTCATCATCTGAAAATATATTTACTGGCGCTGCATTTTGTATGTCGCAAAATGAACACACTATTTGTAAAGATTATCTAGTCTATTTTTAATATTTTCAACTGAATTAGGTTCCATTACTTCAATAACTTGACTGCCATATTTTTCATCTAAGTATTCAGCACTAAATGTAAATTTACCCGTTTTGATTAATTCAATATCTATTTTAGATTGATCTAACAAAGACAATTCTTCTTCAGTT